CGAATCTTCTCCGCAACTGGAAGAAGGAGTTCCTCGATAAAACATCCGTGGTTTTTGATGACACACGAGAGGATAATCTGAAAGAAAAACTCGCTTTAGAGCGCAAGGAAAAAGCTGAAAATGCGAAAAAAAGTCGGCCAGCTATTAGGAGAATAAAAGTATGGGAGCTGTAAAAATATCAAAAGGTATCTACGAGTATAAAGGATACAGAATTAGTAATTGTGGTTATTATGAACCAGATCATTGTATATGGTGGGAAGCCGTTGATATGAAAACGGGATGTGCTGATTATCACGCAACTACAAAGAAGTTTTTAATGGAACAAATTGATGACGATTTAAAAAAATAAAGACAAGTAAAACCAATCTTTCATTTGAATAGATTGGAGGTGATTTGTTGAACAGCATGAATTTGCGGAAAGCAAACGGGATCAGACTCCTGGCGGAAATGCCGGAGAGATAGATATGGATACAGAGTTTCTTGATATTTCGAAAATGTCGGAAGAAGAACTTCCATTCCGATAAAAACGAGGGGGTTAAAAGATGGATATTGAAAAAAAGATCCGGAAACTGCTGGCTCTGTCAGAAAGTCCAAACGAATTCGAAGCCCAGGCTGCACTCTTAAAAGCCAGGCAGCTTATGGCAGAGTATAAATTAACCGAAGCAGAGCTGCATGAGGGAAATAAGAAAGTCAAAACAATCAAAACATCTATTTCCTGCACAAAACAAACAAATTTTTGGATATTCACTTTATCTACTGTTATTAGCGAAAATTACTGTTGCCAGGCTGTACATGAAAGAGCAAAACACTCAAAAACATATTTTGTTGGATTCGTTGGACTCGAAGAAGATGTGAGTATATGTGTAAATATTTTTACATATGCAGTGGACTGCGTTTTAACACAGATACAAAATTTGAAACAGACATACTGTAATTTATCGCTTGGTGCGCAAAAAAAAATAACCAATGGATATGGAGCCGGTTTTTGTGAAGGGGTAAGAGAAGCATTTTCAAAGCAGGATCAAGAAAAGGAAAAAGAATGGAGTCTGATACTACGGTTACCGAAAGAAGTCATAGATTTTTGCGACAAATTTAATACGGGTCAAGGTAATATGTATGATACACCGATAGACTTCAGGAAATTCTCATCTGGATATTTAGATGGAAAATGTTTTGGAGAACAGAAACGGTTACAGCCTGCACGACATGCCAGCACAATTTAATGAGATTTTGGAGGATTGAAATATGTCATATTACTGATATTTATGAAAAACAAAAAGACTACAGCGTGCTTAAGAACGAGGAAAAATATATGATAGAAAAAGTATACGATGATAATACGTTATCATTCAAAGAAAAAGGATTGTATACAGCAATCTACCTGAACGAAACCATGAACGTGGATCAGTTAGTGGAATCTGGAAAAGATAAAGCAGATGCTGTACGATCCGGTTTAAAAAAATTGATCGAAAAACAATACATAAAAAAAAGTGTTGTCCGGGAAAAAAACGGAAATTTCGTTACGGTATATTACCAGGTAATTGAGTAAAATGTATCATACATCTTGCGGAAGCACAGTGACCACGTAGAAAAATGGATAACCCCAGTTGTAAACGTGTCAGAGCTTGCAGAATGGACAAAACTGCCTGGTATGGTAAAAGTACCAGGCAGACAAAAAAATCAAAATAAGGGTGTAAATTGTGACGCAGTGACGAAAATGGGGCTACGGATCGCAAAAGGCTAGAAACAGGAGGTTTTTACTATGGCAGTCTACAAAAGAATCCAAAAAATAGATGGTTATACGATGATGTCAAATTATCATTTACGCGACATGAATCTTTCCCTAAAGGCAAGCGGATTGCTGTCTTTGGTATTATCCCTTCCTGCAGACTGGAAATATTCGGTATCCGGTTTGACAGCTATCGTAAAAGAAGGAAAGAGTGCAGTCATGTCTGCGCTGAAAGAGTTAGAGGAGAATGGATATCTGAGTAGAATGGAATATAGGGAGAATGGAAGATTTCAGGGTGTGGAATACATTTTTTTGGAGTATCCTGGCCAATTAGAAGATATAGAAAATCCAAAAGGCCATGAACAGATCATTCAGAAAATGCAGCGAGAAGTAGCCGAACGAATGCAGGAAGGAATGAAAGAAGAAAAAAGTACGTCTCAGAAAACAAGCAGAAATGAGGAATTACAAAAATTAAAAAAAGTCCATTCAGAAAAGCAGGAACAACCAGAGAAGCAAGATGAAAAAGACTTACAATCCCAGCATTTATCGAAAGAAAATCCATGTCGGGATTTTACGGA